TGGCCGTCTTGAGATCGGCCGATAGGATCCAATCGTTCCCCTCATCGCGGGCCTGCGTGGGGTTGAGGTGTTGGTGGCTGGGCTTGAGGAGGCTTTCGACGGCCTCGCGATGGTCCCCAGCCAGCACTTCACGGATGGCGGGATCCTTACGGGTCCCTTCCGTCATCCACCTCCGCAGGTGATGCGCCAGTGCGACGATGGCACCGTTGGACTTGGTCACAATCCTGGTCTTGAAGCCCCTTTCGGAGACGGTGAGGACGTTGGCCGCCGGGTAAGTGTACCCTTCGACGATGTCCTCCACCTCCGCAATGAGGGACTTCCGGAGCGCCGCGTGTGCAAGCGCTGAGACCTCATCTTCAATCACCGGGTAACCGGTGAGTTTCTTGAGGTAGTGGGGCGGGGGCCAGAGCCCCTGCTCCGTCAGCGCTGCGCGGAGCCTCGAGCGGAGGAATTCCGCCATGCCTCCCTTCTTCCGGGAGAACTCGAGGCAAGCTCCAGAGGTGGGGTCGAATTCGACCTTCTCAGACCAGGTTGGGAGGTGGCTTTCCGCCCAGTCCCTTGCAAAGGCCCGCAATGCTTCACGCCGGCCTTCGGGGAGCGGGGCGGCTGCAGTTCCAAGATTCTCAAGGTGCTCACGTTGAGCCTTGAGTCCTTCTCGGGTTGCTCTACCCTTGGGGAGCGCCCGGCCGATGTAGGAGAGCTGGACAAGGATGTCCTGCTCTTTATCGGTCATGGAGGGGCCGGCGCGGAGCGCGCGGCCGATCTCGTGGAAGCTGGATTGCCCAAATATGCGGCTGATCCGGCTCCGCGGAACTGCAGTCTTGTCGATGGCTGAGAGTCGGCAGTTGGCGGCGAAATCTTTGAATAGCGCCACCGTGTAGCCGGCGCCTGAATCCTCAATGGATCGGCGCAGCCATCGCTTGAAAGCCACCGTCGGGGAGAAGCGCCCCTCTTCAGATATAGGGCGCTTCCCAAGAGCGGCGACGACGGCGACCATCAGCACGGACCAGAGGTCTTGTGCGAGGTTCGCGGCGTGTCTGCGTCGCTCTGCGGCTGTCTGTTGACGTCCCCTTTGCGGTCGTTGGGATTTATCCCGACCGGGGGACTGTCCGAGTTCCAGTGGGGCCCCGCCACTATGTGGCTGGGGCCCGACTGGGGGGTTGGACGGTCTCTCGAGAACCGCATTGCCTGGCTGGCTCATGGGAGCCACGCTAGTGCGTTCATTGGATTCGTC